CATACTTGCTTGACTGAATGGGTCAAAGTTTACGCAAATGGTCCAGTACTGTCACCAAAGGTTCTACGGAATATTTGACGTACACTGTAAACTTCTTGCGGCAATTCATAGATGTTGACGTTGGTAACCAACTCCATAAAACTGTAACTTTCTTCATAGGCGTTTTGTGCCCGCTGACGATATGTTCCAATGGTGCGTTGATAGGCTGCTTCGTAGTGTTCAGCATCCAGTTCAAGATCTACAATTTGATCGCCGATGGTCAGGCGTACATAATCAAACAATTGTTGTTTGAGTGTTTCTAGGCTGGATAGTGATTGTGTGGCTTGTGTCATTAGGGAACTCCGTGTTCCCTGTATTTAGTAGTTTACCAAGCCCAAAGTATGATTAGGTTATCGTTGCCACGACCATTAAACTTGGTTTCTGTGGCTTTGATTTCACTAAATGCCTTGCGAGCCGCTGGTTTGCCACCGCCGGTAACAGCTTTGATTTGTTCAGCTGGTTTGCGTAGAGTTTTTTGTACAGTTGTCTGAGCATCAAATCCCACAATAGCACTGCCTTTGATTGTAAAGGTTCCGATGTGACTATCTGCCATGACATGGATAAGTTTGCGTTTTGCTGTGTCATATAACCATGCTTCTGAAGCATTTACTAGTTTAGTGACTGGTTCAGATTTGAGTTTAAGCTCATCAAACTCTCGCAAGAACTTGAATTTGCGACTTAGCTTTTCTGGGCTGATGGCTTTTTTGGCACGTGGTTTACGTTCTACTTTTTTCAGTTGAACGTAACTGTTACAGTCATTGATTACTGTTTCGCAAAACTTGACACACTGCTTCAATTGATTTTTATTAAGGTGGCTATACCCTTCAACCAGATCTGGATCAACTCCTTCTAGCACTTCATTAAACTCTGCCGAGCGTAATTCCCATACCACCGATACTGTGCCAACCATGTTGGGACTGATGTTCATGCCACGCATGAGTTTGATTGGGCTAAAGTCGGCACTCATCTTGGCACCAGCTACGACAAAATCATCAAACATGCCTTCTAGTTCACCACAACATTCACTTACTTTTTCACGCAGGTGATCTTGGATTGTGAGTTTGGCCACAGCAGTATCGGCATCAACATCAGCTTGTGCTCGTTTGGCTTCTTGTTTGACTTTGAGCATGGCTGATATTTGTTCGTCAACGATACTTTGTTCGTGTTCGTTGAGTACAAGTCCCAGCAAGGTCATACGACATACCCAGGCCGGAGTCACTCGAATTTGGCTGTCAGGAATACCACGCATGGTTTTGGCATCTACCTTACGATTATTATGTTCTAAATAATGGCACAACATTTCTTTGGCATCTTTTTTACCATAGTGATAGTTGTACCATTGAAACGCATTGGCCAGTTTGCTGATGCGATTGGTTTCGTCTGGTTGAAATTTCCACTCGGGTTCGAAGCCTACATATTTGGTTTCAGCACCCTTGGGGTTTAGTCTTTTGATTTCGTTTGATTTAGCCATAGTGTTTATTGTATATGAAAGTTTGAGTAAGGTCAACCAAGCAGGTTAGCAAAGGTTATGTGTTGTTCTAAATTTGTAAGTCTATCTTTTACCGTTTGGACCAATTCTTGATAACGGCTTGTTTCTCGACGCATTCTACGGCATTCCACACTTTCCATATCCGCGGCCACAATGGCTTGATCTACACCTTTGACCATTTTTAGCAAATCTTTACGGGCTACTTTGTTTTTAACAGCGGCAATAGCTTTTTCTGCTTGATCTAAGCGTTGAAATAGTTCGTCCATTTTGTAATTATATGATGTTTTGATTTTTAAGTCAATCTAACCCATAAATACATGACTATGCCACGTTTAAGCCTTTACCGCCCTAATAGAACCAACGACTACCAGTTCTTTGACAAAACCATTAAAGAAATGTTCACTGTGGGCGGGCTGGACATTTACATACACAAGTACCTGGGGCCGCAAACTGGTGATCTAGGTGATCAGGATGCAACCTTACCAGTTTACGGTAGTTCAAATCCCTTGTTCATTGAAGATTTGCTATTGTTGGAAAACCGTGATCGTGCTTATGATCCAGATGTATACATCATGCGAGGTGTGTATCGTACACAAGACGTAGATTTTGATTTGACACAGTTTGGATTGTTTTTAAACAACGATACCTTGTTTATTTCTTTTCACTACAACAACATGATTGACACGTTTGGTCGTAAGCTCATGGTTGGCGATGTGATTGAAGTTCCTAACTTGAAAGATTACCATCCGCTGGACAAAAGTATTCCTAACGCCTTGCCTAGATATTATGTAATACAAGACGGCAATTACTCCAGCGAAGGTTTTAGTCAAACTTGGTTGCCGCACGTATGGCGTGTCAAGGCCACTCCGTTGGTCAATGCTCAAGAGTACCAGCAAATTATCAATCAACCATTTATGCCAGAGAACATTTGGGATCCGGGCAATTTTTATCCCAACGGCACTGTAGTTAATGATGGTAATACGTATTATCAAGCCAATGGCAATGTTCCAGCTGGCACTCCAATTGATGCTGTTAATCCTGGCACTGGACAACCTTATTGGACTTTGATACCAAATCCTACCACAGTAGGCGATCAGATGAGTACTCGTCCCAAGGACTTGGAGATCAATGACGCTATACTTACACAGGCCTATGCCGAGGTTCCACTGAGTGGGTATGACACAGTTAAATTTTATATACTGCCAACCACACCAGAAGGTCAACCAGCTGCCGCAGGATACACAGCCGACGATACACATCCCACAGTAGACGGCACCGAAACCGGCGAAGGTATCACTCCCAAGAGTTTTGGTTACACCATGGGCTACTTGACCGGCGGTGTTGATCCTGGAACTGGTTATTTGATTCCGCCCAATGGTTTGCCTGTAACCCCTGGTGTGAGCTTTCCACAAAATGCTGTGGCCGGAGACTATGCTTTGAGATTGGATTATTTCCCTAATCGCTTGTTCCGTTATGATGGTGCAAGATGGATCAAGATTGAAGACAATGTCAGAACTGATCTTGACTTGGCTACCCCAGCACTTACACAACGAGCCAGCTTTGTTAACAATACATACACAGTTGCTACCACTGACCTGGGTAATATACCTAGCCGTCAGAGCTTGAGTGAAATACTTAAACCACAAGCCGACAACGGTGATGCTGGCGGTAACTTACCTCCTAACCCAAGACCTCCAGGACGATAATGGCACAATTTTTTTATGATGAACAAATACGTCGCTTTATGTTGCAGTTTGCTAGAATTTTTAGTAACTTTCAAGTAGAGTATGGTCGCAACGAAGAGGGCACTGAGCACACCTTGATACGTGTTCCAGTACGCTATGGCGATTCAAGTCGTCAGGCTCAAACTATCATTCAACAAAACAGTGCCAATGAGTTGCCATCAACACCGCTAATGACTTTTTATGTGAGTGGCTTAGATTATGCTCGTGAAAGAATGCAAGATCCATATTTTGTCAGCACTATTGCTGTGCGTCAAAGAACTTATGATGATGCAACAGACTCGTACGAAACCACACAGGGCAATGCGTTTACTATTGATCGACTAATGCCTGTGCCTTACAAGTTGACCATGAAGTTGGACATATGGACATCAAATACCAACCAAAAAATGCAACTGTTAGAACAGATTTTGGTGTTGTTCAATCCTGCATTAGAGATACAAAGTACCGACAACTATCTTGACTGGACCAGTTTGAGTGTGTGCGAACTTGAAAGCACACAGTGGTCCAGTAGAAGTATACCTGTGGGTACAGAAAATCCCATAGACATTGCCACCTTGACATTTACCATGCCAATTTGGATTTCAAGTCCAGCCAAAGTTAAAAAATTGGGTGTGGTCGAACGTATCGTGGCACAGATATTTGATGCTCAAGGCGATGCGTCAAATGCTATCCTAGATAATGATTTATTGCTGGGCACACGGCAAGTGTTTACCCCATACGGTTATCAGGTGCTGTTAATTGGCAACAAACTACAGGCCTAAAGACAACAGCAGGTCATTGACCAGCCAAACAGTAGCCTAACTCCTCCAGATAGTCCTCCTAGTAATCTAATGTGGCAAGGAGTGGTTGGCATGTACGGTGTGCTAAGGCCAGGCATAAGCTACATTAAATTAGAACAAGATGATGGCACCGAAGTCATGGGCACAGTTGCTTATGATCCCACCGATGATAGATTTTTGTTGTTTGATGTGGATCAAGACACAGTTCCGGCCAACACACTGGATCCAGTTACTGCTGTTATTAACCCATTACTAAGTGGGCCTGGTGCTGGATTACCAGCAGCCGCTGTAGGACAAAGATATTTGTTGACTGAATCCACTGGAAGCTGGAGCGAGGGCGATGCTGTAGCTTGGGAAGGTGTTTCTGGACAACCATTGGTGGCCTATGCCAACGACATTGTCGAATACGATGGCACACGCTGGACAATTTATTTTGACAGCACCAGTAGCCCAGATAATATACAGTATGTCACAAATATCACAACCAGCATACAATACGAATGGACTGGTAGCTCGTGGGTCAAGAGTTATCAAGGACTGTATCCAGGAGGCAAATGGAGTCTAGTTCTGTAAAAGCGGTAGGTGTTTGGTTTTATGCTATCAACACCCGCCGGTATCTATATCTCATGCGTAGCGATCCTAAACATCCAGGAGCCTGGGGCCTGCCTGGTGGTCGTGTAGAATCTGGGGAAACTTTACTGGATGCTATGAATCGCGAATGTCGCGAAGAATTAGGATTTGTTCCAGAATATTTTAGAATGATTCCATTAGAAAAATTTACCACCGCAGATTCTGGCTTTGAATATCATACTTTTTTCTGTATTGTTGACACGGAATTTCAACCAATACTAAACGATGAGCACCTGGGCTATGCCTGGATTGATTCGGGTACATGGCCCAAGCCCATGCATCCTGGATTGTGGTCAACTGTGAATTTTGACGCGGTGCAAACTAAAATTTTAACTATTGAACAGACGATTCAAACGTCGCAATAACTTATAAAATTGTTGTAGGTAATAAACTCAGCATTGGCCAATTCTAACCATTCTGGAAACATATTGGTTTTTTCGCCAACAAAATAAAATTTTACACCAGCATATGATTCAATCAGCGAACATAATTGAGTATGCCACGTTGGATTCTCTACAGGAGAGTCGCGGTTGTAGCCTAATAAAAAGATTTCTTGATGTCCATCGAATGCTGCTAGATAAGCAATGGTAGAAATATCTAATAGTCTAGGATTGTTTGGAATCAAATAAAACTGTCCAGGATGGTTGATACAGTTTCTACCAGTGGTGTAGACCACATTATTCTCAGAATACTTGTTTTCTATTAATGTAGGTAACTGAGTTTCTTTGGTTTCTACAGCAAAGTCTAATGGCATTGTCTGAGCTATTGATCCAACTCCATAGGTCTGAAGTTTTTTACTGCTCAGTAGACCGCCGCGATGTCGCTGTAGTATTGTATAGTTAAAAATGTCTGAGTCTGTGTTGCTGCCAATGCAGGCTGCACGCCCTGATATGTGTTGATTATCGATGGGATTTGATATCCACTCGCGTTTCTCTGTGCGTTTGCCACCAACCCATTGTGTTTCCAGTATGACAAATTCGCCAGCATAGTCCGATCTATATCGGGCTTGCATTAGAATCGACCTACAGCGACTTCAATGCGGCCAATTTCTTGACTGTTGTAGTTTTCCAAGGCCTTGCCAATGATACAACCAGGTTGATATTGTGTTATGTCTAATACTGTGGCTACACCAAGAGTATTGCTAGAAACTAGTCGATCGCCCTTGACAATAGTACCCACTACATAACAAGGAACACGTCCAGTCAGGGCCACAGCAACAACTTTATCCCCGGATATACCAGAGTTCATCAAGTAGCTAGGATTGGTTGAAACAATTCCAGCCACCTGTGTTCGATGGCTGCTGGTTGTTTGTGTTACTTCTTTATCGCCGCCAAACTCTAACACAGTTCCGGGCTCATAATTGGCATCAGCTTCATAGTTTTCTGCTAGGTCAGCATACAACGCACTTGTGGACTTGGCAAATACAGTATTGAATGTAGCACCAGCAGCTCCAATGTTGCCTGTGCCGCTGGCTTGTCCGTTCCGTATATCTGTGTTGACTACCACTACACCAGTGCCATTTGGAGACAAAGTAATGTTGCCGTTGCTACTAGTAATAAGAGACATTGCCCCTGTGTCAACAAGATTGCCAATTAGATTTAAGTCGCCACCAACAGTGATGTTGCCGGTAGCTGAAATCAATCCACCGGTGAGTAAGTTACCACCTGTGATGTTGGCAGTTACACTAACTGTGGTTCCTGTGTGTGTTGTGGCATTGACGTTGGCACCACCCAAGATGTTGCCACCTGTGATGTTACCGGTACTCGAAACAACTCCTGAGCTGAATAAATTACCCACATTGGCATTACCTGTAACAGTAATAGCACTAGGAGCAATGGTGCCAATGATGTTACCACCGTAGATATTACCAGTGGCACTAATGATACATCCACTAGATACAATATTACCAGTGCATGATATGCCAGTTGTTCCGTCTAATGATAATGCCATGTTCTAATCCTTTTAAGTATTCATATTTAGCTGTTTTATTTTTGTTTAAGAACCTGAATATGTGTACAGAACCGATGCATTTGGCACAGTAATATTAAAACCATCGGCTATGGTAACCGGTCCAAAAATCACAGCGTTTACCGCATCGGCCACACTTACGTTGGCACTTAAAGTTCTGGGTCCTGCAAAAGTACCATACATGGTCAAACTACCTAGGTTAATAACCACAGTGTTTGACTGTCCGGCCACGCTCATGGCAATGTTGCCCGACGCTACAGGTATGCTGATACTGGTTGCACCGTTGCTGATACCGTTGCTGGTGCCTGCACTAAGTCCGGTTAAAAATGCTCCGTTTCCTATGAAGAAATTGCCGGTTACATTGCCTGTGGCACTCACTTGACCCACTGTTAGTACGTTGCCATGGATGCCATTGCCTGTACTGCTCATTATGCCGGCTGTTAAGATATTGCCACCTGTAATATTGGCGGCACTTGTGATTGTAGAAGTAGCAGAAATCAATCCGGCTGTAAGTATGTTACCGCCTGTAACATTGGCTGCTGAGGTTATGGTACTTGTGGCACTAATCAATCCACTTGTCAATAAATTACCACCAGTTACGTTACCAGCTACGCTAAGTGCAGATCCACCGGTGTTGGCTATAGCAACTGTAGTCGATGAGTTAAATGTTGTTGTGCCAGCAACGGCTGATGGTCCAGACGGTCCAATACTGATAGTAGTAATGGCTCCTGCTTTTCCTAGAGTTCCAATATTGATAGTTTTACTAACGCCACTATTCTGCGATTGAGTGCCAATATTATATGTAGCATTAGCTGAGCCACTATTTTCAAAAGTAACATTACCGGTGGCACTGATTAATCCACCAGTTAAAATATTGCCACCAGTTACGTTGCCACTTGCACTAATCAATCCACCAGTTAGTAAATTGCCGCCTGTAACATTACCCGATGCACTAACAGTGGTACCAGTTAAGTTGCCAACAATAGTACCAATAATGTTGCCACCTGTAATGTTGCCTGCGGCACTAATTAATCCACCAGTTAGTAA